TTTTCTTCCGTTTTAACATTGATCTTACCTAAATTAATATTGAGGTCTGAGTTATGCACCTCGTTAAAAATAGTAATGAAAGAAGTCCAATTGTTACTTTTCAGATAATTCTTTTGTCTCTGGCTCAACTTCGATCGTTTTGGCGTTGAAACCATCGATCTTGTTTGAAAGCTCTGCAAGTTTCTTTTCAAGCTCTGCACGTGACATACCCTCCAGTCCTGATACTTTGACTTCTTTTTTATCTACATAAAGACCAGCTAATTGTCCTGATCTAAATTCAGCATTTATAGCTGATGCATATTGCTTATCTGCAAACGCATTGTCAGCATACTTTTCTAATCTTTTGTATCTACGTAGTTTGTCTTTTTCAAATTTAGCTCTAGCTTTTTCAAGCTGTTGATCTAAATATTTAACTACATGCGGATTGTGTCTTCGCAGGGTTAATCTACTTCCAATGTCTGAAAAATTCTTGTCGTTCTTTGCCTCATAACCAGCTCTCTTACAGGCTTCAGCTTTTGTAATCTCACCCCAATTAGCCACAAGTATGTCCACAAACTTTCTTTGTTTTGGAGTTAAGTCATCTATAGTTCTAAGCGCTTTTGATTTTAATGCCATTATTTATCTTTTTTTGGAAACTCTTTTAATTTTTTATTAACTTTTTCAGCTGCTGATTTGAAAGCTGATCCTGTACTAGATCCAGCAGCTCTAGACTCCATATATTCTTTATCAAACATCTTTTGAAATTTTTTTGATGCACCTTGTACATAAGGTCTTCCAAACTTATATGCTATTCCAAAAAAATATTTAGCTGCCATTATTTCTTCTTTAACCTATTTTTTCTTCTTTCTCTAGCTCTATGTGATGCTCTATGTGCTTTTCTCAAACTAATCTGATCCAAACCTATTAAATCAGCTACACTGTCTTGAAACCTCTGGGTTGGTGTTTGTCTTCTTCCACCAAAAGCTCCAAATGCAGCTGTTTTTTTGAAAGTATCTAAATTAACAGTGTATAACCTACCACTTAATGTTGATTTTACTGCTGATTGTTTTTTTATTGGTACAGGGCCTTTACCTCCACCAGCACGAATATTGTATTGATCTACAGACTTAACAGCTTGTCTAGCTCTTTTTCTACTCGCAGCTGATTTTTTTGGATCAGCTAACTTACGCTTACCTTTTAGTGCTAGTCTCTCAGCACCTTTTTTTGTCAGTAATTTTATACCTTTAATAACTATTGCCATAATTTGGGGATGGGTGTTATTAAAATCATCTTCAGCGATGTCCTAAGTTTTACCACCCATCAAATTCTATTATATAGATTATTTTAACCCCCGACTAGGTTACCCAAATCAACATTTTTACACTACGCAAGGAAATATTAATATTGTGGTGTATCCAGATACACCACGGATACACCTACAGATACACCATAAAATCGATTAAAAGTGTTGGTATACAACGATAATAATCATCAGATACACCAGATACACCACTTTTGACCTCTGATTAAAAATAATGCAAGGGGGTCTAGAATATCTATATAGTAGATTTTTGATAGCAACGCCTAGACGTTGGTAGCAACGTTCGCGTGTTGCTATATATTCTTTGGTTTAGACAGACGAATTCGTTGATTTAGATGGATGAATACTATACAATTATTCCGTTATATAACAAATTTCTTGTTATCTTTTTGAGGGCGTGGAGGGAGACTGAAGCGCCCTTTTTCGTTGTCCGCTGTCCGTTTTTCGTATATATTGTAGACAGATCGGAGGAACAATGACATAACTAAGGTCGATAGGGTAGCATGCTCTCTCGACATCTTTTCCCCTAGAAAAGGTTTACATGTTGCCCTATCACTAGTTCTAATTATGCAATTCGATGATTTTACTTTTTTTATTTTAACAACGGCCACTTGTAGTCTGATATTTGCGTGGGTTTTTTACGGATAGATTCAGACCATTTTTTTATTAATTCATACCACTGCTTCTTATACTTAGGATCCCTAGTTCTCTCCCAATTCAAAGCTGCAATATTAATTTTATTTAAAGGGGACATAAATTAAAAAAGACCAAACAAAAGCTAAACCCACATAAGCGGTTCTCATCCAGTTCAATCTTAATTTCGCACAAATTTTTTTTCTTATACTCATTTAGGTTCCTTATCACTACAAACAAAGCCAACGATTCGTTGACCCTCATACAAATGATAGGATCTTCGGCTAAACAAGGTAGTCTTTCTCTCTGTCATTTCTACGTTCTTCTGATACCACGTATAACATGATTCGTAAATGTTTATATTTCGAGTATCTATTTTATTAGATGAAACTAATATCAATAAAGTAATTGTTAATTCTTTCATTTCTTTTTATCTTTTAATTTTAGTTTATATCTAATCTGATCTATTCTTTCTTTAATCGTCTTTCTTTCTTCTTTCGTACCAACAGCACGATATTTCTTATATTCATTTTTATACTCAATCCAATAGCACTGAATCTCAGTAAATACAATCACCTTATTCTCTAAACACCATTTATACCTATAATGGACATGATCAGGGTCTAAATTAGCTAGATCACAGATCTGTCTAAAATCCTTATTATTACCCATAAACCACTCATGAGCTTCTTTTTTATTGTAAGCCTCATTTTTACCACCTAGGGTATATAAACAATCTTCAAACGCTTGAACGATGATAGCTTGATACAATCGATGTTCAGATCTTGTAGGAGTATTTAATATCTCTGTAGCAATATTAGTTCCCATAATCTTTAATAAGTTGTTCGAGTAACTCAAGATAAAAAGCCTCCATTTTATTCTGACGGAGATCTTTAGACATTTTGTAATCGTTATAGATATCGTTAATGAAGTAGGTGCGTTCTAAACCATCCATTGAAGCTAGGTTTTCTAAAACACCAGAATCGTAAATTCTATCAAATATGGCCATCAGCATAACCACCAGTTTTGGAAAGACAATGATATGGATATGGAAACTGGTGGCTATACATTCTTAACTAAAGACAATCCCAATCTTTTCGCAGTTTGTTTTCGTCCTTTTCGCCAAGCTTGATCAATTTTACTTAAAAACTGTAAGCTGAAGTTCCCCATACCATAATCATTACCGTTATAAAGTTGAAACATTATTGAAGTAATTTCATCATAAGTTTTTTTATTAGGACTTATCATCACTAATTTATTTAACCCTTGATCTAATACTTCTTCTAATGGCTTTCGCTTCTTCTCTGCCAAAACAATCTCCTTTTAAGTTAATAAAAAAGGTTGTTCGCTGTTCGGTAATCTAAGTAGATTGAAACCTCTACTTTTCATTAGGTTATGAGGAATACAGATGATCTGTAACAAAAGGCAGGCACAAGATCAAGTGTTTTCTTACACCTGCCATACTATATTTAGATTAGGATACTTTTTTAAAAATTTTATTGTTTTTCTTTATTGTGAGCCCTTTTACGTGCCTTTTCCACGGTTCTAACTGTTTGCTTAACGTAAGCGCTAGTTCTATCGCCATGGCATGGGTCTTACCTCTTGTAGACTCGTTGATCTCAATTATTATCTTTTCGTTCTTTGTTGTCTTATTACTACTATCGTCCATTTAGTTTACGTCCTCCCTGTATCAGTAAATCAGCTCTAAGTTTTTCAACTGACTTGCCTGTCTTCTTTGCAATAGTTTTAAGTTCAGAGTCAACAAGTTTTGCTATCATTGCCCCTGGTCTTCTAAAACCTTTCTCACCCATAGCTGTAATAATTTTATAATTTTCTATATCTACAGCTACGCTTTTCCATTTTGTCGTGTCCATATCTTATACTCCGCTTTAGTTTTACATTTACTTTGACAAACTTGTAGGTGCTCGTCTGCATAGTATTCAGCTATTGTTCGTTCACCTCCAAACCTATCAATTTGTCTATTGATAGCACTGATTCGTCTTTCTCGCCAATCTTTACTTTGTACAGTTTTCTCTGCTGACATTTGTACCATCCTTTTCTATAAACCAAACATATGACCACTCGTCATGTCCTGGTGTACATTTTTTACCTAACTTCATCGTGTATCCACAACCAGTTAAAAATAAAAATAGTGTTAGTGTTATTACTAATTTCATTTGTCTCCTATGAGTTATAAATTGTATAGGCTAATACTCCTATAATTAAGAATAAAATTTTAGGTGGTATTATTAATATTGCTAATAACAATAATAATCTTCCTAAATATTTCATTGATCCCCCTTTTCATTTTTGTCCTCAATACTATCTATCTCATCTTGAACAAAATCTGCAGCTACCCATGCATTGAGAATTCTAGCTGGATGGCCATCTTTGAAATCAAGTTCTACATTGACTAGTCTATCTCTACTATCAACAAAACTTTCTGATGTGCAATCGTTCTTGTTACCCTCTTTATCATGTGTGTGCACTTTAGATAATATTTCATCTACATCTTTCACAAATTTAGCAAAAGCTTTAGATGTGCTTTTAAGTATTAATTTACCCATGCGTCCCTCCATGATTTAAACTTTTCTTGCACGTAATCAAATAAAGCATAATAGCTTGTTTCTGCTTTCAATACTTTTGCAAAAACAGCTTTGTCTATTTCAACTCCATTATGATAAAGTTTAATTTCACCTGCGATCCTCTCATAAGTAATCAGAATAGCATCGGTCTC